GTTTTTTTTTTTTTTTTAGTCGTTATTGACTGGGTGTTTTAATCCCCACGATAATGATGTACACAGGCGCAGGCCTTACATCGCGACTCCCTCGTCCAGGGCACAGGACGAGATTACGGTAACATTCCTGGGAATTGCTATCGTAATCTGAGGCTGGTATTCACGTACTTCCGATATCAGCTTCTCCTTGAGGCTCTTTCTACAACAAAGAGCCCACTTGAAAACTCTCTCAGTATAGAGGGAGATCTCCCTAGGGTCAAAACCAATGTTGTCGGGAGGAGGTTCTCTCCAGAACGGATACAACTTGGTAGCGACCTTAATACGCGCTTGAGATTCGGTGAGCAATTGAGGAGACTCGTCCAAAAGACGTAAATACTCTTGCTTGCTGACCTCGACTAACCTATATTTAGTCTTAAGGTATACTCGCATATTCTTCGCCACATCTTGAAGAAGTGATTCAGACTCTCCCAATCGGAACGGAGATCTGTTTCCTTCTAAGGAAAGGCGACCAGCGAGTATACGTTGAGAATAAGTGAGGTCTTCCGGCTCAGGAAGTTCCAGACCAAGTCCACCCAGCTCAACCGGAAGGGAGCGGGATACACGGAAATGGCCTAGAATATCCTTCTTACACTTATCTCCCTTCTTCTTCGGATTAATTGGTTTTCCAATTGAATCGAACGAACTGATAAACTCTTCGTTGTTGGTTAAGAATAGCCTATTCCAGAGAGACCTTTTCCTTTGCGGAACTGTCTCAAGGAAGATCTGCTGTACTGGAGCAAGAAACGCTCGACAGTCGGCAATCCTGGCCATACTTTTGCCAACAATAGAGGCAAAGTCAGTTCGTCGTCGAAGGAAGTCGGGTGTAAGACCGGACCACCAAATATGGTTAATGCGCATGGGAGAATATAAGTATGGGTCTCCGAAACGTTCAATCGTATGGCGGGGAACAAGAACTTGTGAGTTAACCGTAAGGAAAAACTCTGAATAATAGTTCTTACCAACCGACTTTACGAATCCGACGTCTCGTAAAGAATGAGACCATACTCTATAGAAGAAAGGAGAAGCTTGAAAAAGGATATCATCCCCATTCACCCGAACAGGAAGAAAATCGAAATTCTTCTTGTTAAGACTTATTTTCCAAAAAGTACGTCCCTTGACAGTTTCTGGATGTACATAATCGCGAAATACATTCCAAAGGATCCCATCTTGCGGGTTCTCAAATTCCTGTGAAAGATCGGTAGCCAATTCGTTGACATACCGTTCAACAGAAACGAGGTATCCCGTAAGGTTTATCAGGCATAATATAGGAAAGGAAAGGACATTTCCCATGAGTTGACCGCGAGCCTGTCGAACAACACAATTGTCCGACAAGAGCCCGTGAATGTTTGGAACCGGCAAGCCGGCATTCAAACAATCACTGACAAGCTTAGCGTACAGCTCATGGAAATTGCCCTTGGATTCTTCAAGATCGATGAATCCCATCTCTTTCCTCAATGCCTTGATAAAGGGAATTCCTTCTTGGTCATATGTATTGCGGTAATCCAACAGAACTCGGGTAAAGTCCCTCTTGATCGCTTCTATGTGGCCCTCCAAATGAGGAGGCACAGCGATTCGAGAGAAGATCTGCTTTACCCAGAGGTCTGTGGAATTATGGAAAATAGAGTCCGTAGCCCCCTTATAATCTCCTGAAACAAAGCCGAGTCCATGGTAGAAGTAATCGACAGTGTCCTCAACAAGAGTTCCCTTAATAAGTTCGAAAGGACGATAAGAGGAAATCGTGTTCCAGAGCCACTGCTGAATACGTGATGCCAGGTACCGAAGTATCCCAGAGTCGATTGAAATCGTACGTACTTTGAGAGGTTCAAGAAGAGCTACAACTTGTGCCACATTATCCTTAATAGGATAATGTTCCGTATCTAAATATGGTTCCATAATCTCATCTTCTGTTTCAGACCGAAGAGGTCTCGAAAAGAGAGATTGGACACCAAACTTTGGATGGAAGCCGGCATCAAGGAGTTCTTCTGAGCCCAATGAGTACGTGGCCATGCGGTTGCACTTTGCTTCTAGACCCTCCGTAAGAGGATCTGAGACACGTGCACGAAAACCGCTGCCGGATTTCAATTTCTCGATGGGATGTTCTTCATAGGTCTCTTCGCTTTCATCAAGTGTAGCGAAGGTACCAGTGAATCGGTGTTCGAGGAGGGCAGCTCTATCTGTGAGCTTGCCAGGAGGCATACGTGACAAGGGTGTAACGTAGGGAAACAAGACAGAAGCCAAGTGATCGACAATCCGTTCCACGTCTATCTCAACTTCAGGGTTGCGACCGTCTGTCAGTGTATCATGATGATCTCTGATAGAGTCGACAACCTCCTGAAAGGTAAGACGAGGACAGATGTTCTTCAACTGGGTAAGCTCGAAGCAATACTTAATCGAACGCAAAGTGGGTTGTTTAACACCATTCACTGTTTTTGTTTCAGTAAGGTGAGAATACAACCTATAGCGTTGGGTTGAGTTGAGCTTGAGCACGTCCATGATGAGAAATCGATCATAGCCGGCATAGTCTTGATATCCTTTAGGGACCGTTGGAAATTCTTCAACGGGGTGAATACCATAACGGGTAAGTGCGGCCAAAGGCTGCGCGAGTGCGTACTTAATTATCGTTTTAAGTTTACCCGATGCCGCCAGATGATGGAAGTTTTCACGACCAGCATCTGGGATCTTCAATCCATAGCGAAGATCGAAGGCATCAAGGAAAGTATCGGCCTGGACCTTTACGGTTCTACGGGCAACACGATACTCAGGGTGGACGTAAGGATCCTCCTCCGGAGGGTTTTTACCGAATAAATCCAGTACGCCGCTTTCTTTAGGCATGGTAGCCAGGGGGGATCCACCTAGGACCACCCCGCGTTGCTCTTGCATACAGGAAGCCATTAGAGCTTTAGGAATCCTGTGTTCTTGAAGGTCTGAACAAACCCGGCCTCGATATAAAT